TGGTCCCTAGGTATATTTGCTATTTCAGCTACTATCTTGTGAAAATCTGCTTTTGAGTCCTTTTCGTAATATTCTTTAAAGTTCTGAGAGCCTGGTAATTCAGTCAAACAGGCATAATGCACTACCAACCTAGGCTCCTGCTGAGAATAGTCAAAACAACCCCATGTATGGCCTTCCTCGGGTACAAATATAGCCCTTAGTTGGTTACCCATATCACTACCAGACTTAGGTATTTGCTGTAAATTAGGATGGGTCATAGAAAATCTACCTGTCACCGTGCCACCAAATTCTGATCTAAGTTGATTTATATCTGCATGTATTCTACCTTTATGTACATATCTAAATATAGACTCCATGAAAGTGGTTCTAGCTTTGTTTGCCTGTCTGGCATTATTGATTAAATTAATTATGTAGTTGTTGTGATTTTTTAAAAAATTTTTAGTAAAGCTAGGTGCTTTTGTTTTTTCTGTTTTAGGGTAATCTAATTTTAAATAATCAAATACTTTAGCTATAGATCTTGCTGCCCAAAGATCTGGTGCAAAACCTATCTCATCTTTGATTCCTTGTAGCATATTATTTTCTGCTCTAATTAAATTTTTCTCAACCATCTCTGCATGCTCTAAATCAACCTTTACTCCTCTTGCTTTCATTTCTACTAAACAAGGAAATAAAGATGTCTCTAAATCAAATATGGAATTTAAGTCTTGATGGTTTATTTCTTTTTTAAGTTCTTGCCATAAAGCAAAGGTTATCTCTGCATCTTTTTCTGCATATTCACCCACATACATTGCAGGTAATTTGTACATCTCTGCTTTAGGATCTATACCCCAATTTTGTGCAGCTTCGTTCAATGCTGTTTCATTCTTTGACATACCTGTATATTGTTTTGCAACACTGTTAAGATCATATCTCATTCTATTTTCATCTATTAAAGAGGTTGCAATCATAGTATCTACAATAGTGCCATTTATTTTAAAACCTTCAGCTCTTAACCAACACACGTCGTACATGGCGTTGTGAAATATTTTTGTAGAGGGGTAGTTTAGAATAGTTCTAAAGTATTCAATAACTTTTTCTTCATCCATGTTACCACCGTTTTCATGTCTTATAGGAAAATAACCAGACCAATTATTAACTGCCACTGCAAAACCAACTATGTTGCCTACTTCTCTAAACATACCTGGTCCCATTTTTTTTAGTTCAGGGTCTTTTGTTTCTAAGTCTATTGCTATCTCATCGTATTTAGATAAGTCAGGAAAAGAATTAGGTTGGACCCATTCCGTGGGTGTTGTGAATAAAGGTTTATTAATCATGAGTAATCCCTCTCCAATATCATTTTTAAATAATGTATTGCCTTCTCTATATCTTGTTGCTTTCCTTTCACAGAGTGCCTGCAAATATACTTTATAGCATTTCCCTCCGCAAACAAGAGTTTATTTTCATTAATAAACTCTGCTGGCTGTATTTTCATACTGCGATAGTGTTTGCCTCCTACTTGTTCTTCCAAAGATTTATACGCTACACCTTTGAATATGTCTTTGTGTGTCATAGTTTTCCTCCTTTTTATAAAAATATCTATCTAGCATTTCAAAAGATTGTTCACCTATTTTTGTTCTTGGTCTTGGTCTGTACATAAATAAATTTTCTGTTGACCTAGTTACAGCTACGTAAGCGCAACGTATTTCTTCGTGTCTATGTTTTGGAGTTTTCTCTTTGTAGTTTTGATAACAAGGATAACTCCAAATATCACACACTACAACATTAGTTGCCTCCAACCCTTTCACTGAATGTATAGATCCAATTAAAATTTGAGTGTCCAATAAAGTTTTATCTTTTTTATATACATTTACTATGTACTCGTGAGCTTCATCAGCGTCTAAAAATAATCTAAGTTCTGTCCCACCATCTATGAAAGATTGATTTTGAACGTTATCAACGCTAAATCTTATATAGTTATACCATTCATTATTTATGGAAAAAGATTCTTTAAATACTTTTTTATCTAACATGTCTTGATAATCATAATAATTATCACTTACAAACAAATTACTTTTATCAGGTTTATTATCTTTCTTTTTAATATTAAGATGTTCTGATCTTATTTCTTGAATTAATTTACATACCTGTCTTCCATCTAGTTTTTCTTTTTTAACTAGTTTGTGCCACAAATTTAGAGTATCTCTAACACTATTTTTAATAGAATAATTATAAGAACTAGCTGACCCGGATTTAGCTTTTGTTTTCCACAAAATATTATTTTCCATTAACATTTTTTTATAATGAAAAAGTCTAGAGTTAGTTCTACCACACATAATCCAAGAATCTTTTTTTACTTTTTCTTGTATGTCATATAACTCTGTGCCTATTTCTTCTATGTGTCCCTCTACTTCAACACCATCTTTTATTTTAGGTCCAAATACTTTTTCCTTTCTATATTTTGGTCCTATGTGTGATATTATATTTTGAGAAAAATCTAATATTTTTTTAGGTAATCTATAAGATCTATCAAGAACCCTTTCTACGTGAGCTGGATAATGTAAGAACTGTTCTGGTTCTCCACAATTAAAACCAAATATGGATTGGTCATCATCACCAGCTAAAAAGATTAAACCTTGGTTGTTAATTATTTTATTAATAACAGCCCACATTAACGGGTTTAAGTCTTGACACTCGTCTACAAAAACTATTTTATATTTTGGAAACTTAATTTTAGGTTTTAAGCATACAGCCAACATATCAGTAAAATCCATTACATTGTAAGCATCTTTAAATTCTTTGTAAGTGTCATAAGTAAATTCTAAATCTCTTCTACTTATGTTACCAAATTGAAAATCATCTTGTTTTTCATCGTAATAATATCTAACAGACTCCCAAGTATCTCCAGATTTAAAATAACTTCTACCTTTATTTATTAAATCTAATTTCTTCTTAAGAATACTTTTGTCAAAATCTTCATCTTCTTCTGGCTCATCCTCTCTTCTTATTAGTTTTTGATATTCTTCTTTTGAGGTCCATGATTTTACAGGAACATTTAAACATCTACCAAAAAATTCTTTGTCTGCCCTTGAGAATAAACTTGGTTCTGGTTTTGGTAATGCATGTTTACATAATGCATGTAAAGTTTTTATTGGCTTAGTTTCTTCCTCCGTAAAATTTAAATCTTTTTTACATCTATCTTTTAAATTTTGTGCGGTCGCTCTCGAGTAACCAACTAATAAAATATCATCTTTACTATATCCGTAGTCTAACTTATCTTTTAAAATAGTTAATAATTCGTGAGTTTTACCCGTGCCTGGAGGTCCAAATATTTTTGTAACTTTGTAAAGAGTTGGAACTTTAAATTTCACATCACCTCCTTCTTGTTACCAAAATTTATTTTTTCATGTTTAAATTCTTCTTTTCCAAATTTATCTTCGTTCACTGTGTAAACGTTTCTTTTTATATTACCTTTTATATGTAATTTACCTCTTGTAAGTCCCTCTATATTTTTTAAATAAGTGTGTGTTGTATGTTCTGCATGCTTCCATTTTTTAGTGTCTGTTATGTATGCGTAAAATGTATCAAAAACAAAGTGAACATTTTTTTCTTCTTTGTCATAAAAAGGTATTCTATCTATCCTAGTTCTGTCCTCTGTTCTTCTGGATTCAAAACAAAATAATTTTAAAGATTCTTTTAATTTAAACATTGGCATGCTTTCTTCTGGTGCGTCTTCTCCTGTAGCTCTTTCTTGTAACTCCGCTATTGCAGCATCCCAATCAACTTGTTTCATACGTGGTGGTGTTTTACCAGTCTGCTCAGTTGCAGCTTCTCTTGCCAGCTGTTGATTAGTTAATTCTTTTGATGTTAGTTTAACTTCTTCTCCATCAAAACCTAAAAACCATTGTCTTGGTGTCGATTTAATATAGGACAATGGTCCGAGTGCCGCGTGTTGTAATCCTTTGATAGATTTAACACCAAATTTTTTTAATATACACTCACCTTTGTTACAAAACTTACTTAAATGATCTTGATTACATCTGTATGGATAGTCTTTGTTTTCTCTTGAATTAACAGTTTTTTGAACTTCCTTATAAGTTAGTTCAGGTTTAAAGAATTTTGTGTTATACTCTCCCGTTTTATTTTGCCAATTTTCTGGAAACCTCATCTTAAGATATCTGGTCATGTCTAATAACACTTCATCTCTTGCACCTCTTTCTATTCCAAAACTAGCCAAGGTTTGTAAACAAGGTGGTCCATCCTTAAAGTCTTCTTCGTTCAAACTACACTGCATTTTTTTAAGTTGGCCAACTGTAATCACACTTTTTTCATAAGCTTTAAAAAATTCTTCTATAGAAGCTTTTGATCCATCTTCGTTTATCATATATCTTTCTGTGTTTTTGTAATTGTAATACGGTAAGTTTATCCAACTACCAGCAGAGCCTTTATCTAAATCTAAATACTTTTGCACTGGAAAGATTCTATCTGGTTTTTCTACACCAAATATATGTTTTATAGAGTGTAACTTTTCTCTCATCAGCAAAGCAGTCACAGGTTCTTTTAAAAAAACATAAACATGTACTCCTCCACTTTTAGATCTTATAGGTATCACAGGAACGTTTATACTTTTTAATTTTTTAAATAATTCTTGTATATCTGGTCGATAGTTATCTAAATCTATTGCACCCCATTTACATTTACTGTCTTTATTTATAGGACACATACCTAAACTATCAGCCATAATATCTCCATACTTAGTATTTACTTTAAACTTCTTACCGTCTAAATGCGCTTGCCACATTTCATCAGTGTGTGGATAGTGTGATGTTTTAGATTCTCCAGATTTTTTTATTGAATTAGTTTGATCTTTTATAATGTGGTAGCCGAATCTTTCCTCTAAACCATTAAATATCTTTTTAAATTTTTCTAACATAGCAATGCAACGTGGGCAGCCTACTCTCGCGTGACTGCCCACCACCTAGGATACGGTTAGTATGGTTGTTTAGAGTCTGCTTCTCCGTTACCATGCTTCGCCTCAACCTCACCTTTACCTACGCTGATCGCAAAGTTTTTTGCCATGTCATAGATATTTTTATCTGAGACTGGGCCAACTTTTGATACGTCCCATCCAAACCATGTACCTTTGTCGTTTGACATCTGTACAGTCTTTAGATTGTAAATGTGGCTGTATGTTGGCG